TTCTCCACCAACTTCTTCTGCGTCCTCTGAAGAATCAACTTCCACATCTTCTCTAATCTCACTGTCAGGTGACTTGTACTTCATGATCATAACGTCGGCAATCTTCTGATACAACTCCTCCCGAAGTTCTGCATCATTCTTCATGTCCTTAGCAAACGTCTTGGTGTCAATCTTAATAGCTTCACCACTGTTCTTGGTGTAATTATAAGGTGACTTTGATCCCGTAATAATTGAGTGTTTCTTTAAGACCTCAATCCAGTTGCCATAATTATCAACACCACTATCAAAGAAAATGCTAAAATCAGCAAATCTCATGGGTGGTCCCATACGATTCTTAACAACAACTGCACGTGTCTTAACACCAATATGTGCAGGTTCTCCATTTTGAGTAACCTTCAACGCTCCCATACCCTTCAAACGAAGACGTACACTAGCGTGATACTGAATTGCCTTACCACCACTAGTGATATACTTGTCTCCAAACATCGCTGCCTGAAGATTAACACGCAACTGGTTGGTGAAAATCAACGCAATACGTTGCTTACCAATCATATCGTTGATCTTACGCATTGCCTTGGAAATGATAATCGCCTTTCCAGTCGCATAACCATCTTTGCCATGATCCGCTTCCAACTCAGCTTTGGTTGAAGCAGCAGCAACGCTATCAACAACAATGGTTACAAGACGATCTCGGTTTGACTTACGAACGTTGGCAATCAACGTTTCAATCTTTTCAAAGATGTCTTCAACGGTATTTGCCGTAACATACAACATGTTTGGAACATCAACTCCAATTGCATTGAGAAAATCATGAGAAACTGATTGTTCTGTGTCAATAAACACAGCAAATCCACCTTTCTTTTGAGTTTCAGCAAGCAAATGTGCGGCCACCAAACTCTTACCAGACGCTTCAAGTCCGGTGATCTCAGTTATACGTCCAACTGGAATACCTGCATGTGGACGGTTTGAAATTGCGAGATCCAAGATATCACAACCTGTACTGATCCAATCCGTAATTGTTGATGGATCTTCTTTTTGGTCCAAGAAAAACGCACACTTACCTGCGTCCTTATTGGCCTTGTTCAAAACATCAGCAAGAGACTCAACTAGTTCATCTCTATGTGACGTAACTTCATGTGTAACATGAGTTGTTCCTTTTTTCTTTTTTGGTGTTTCTTCAGCCATAACTTATATTAAAATGGAAAAGGAGAGGCGGCATTTTACTACCGCCTCTCCTACTATTATTATTGATTAACTATTGAATAGATTATCAAACGCCTTAGTAAGGTCGTCGGTATTAGACTTAGCAGTTGATGCCGTCGGTGACTTACTAGTCGCCTTAGTCACAACAGCCGAAGTCGTCTGAACCGCTGCCTCAGCAACAGGCTGAGTTGTTTCATCGTCAACAAATGAGTTGGAAACCGTTTCAGTAGGAGCCGATTCGGGATTCAACCAAGCGGTCATAACTTCCTTGAGATCTTCGTACTTGGGTTCTGGGAACAAATCAAGAATATCCGTCTGATTCTTGACTGCTTCAAGCATCTTAGAATCCTTCGGATCAACTGCAGGTGTAGCGTTAGGCTTCACACGAATTGAAGTTTCAGGATAGTTCTTACCGCTCTCTTCAGCTGTACGAAACTCAACCACAACATCACGTCCAGAAGCCAAATCGGTGATATCACCATAATCAGGATCGGCCATTACCGACAGAATCTCCTGATAGACTTGCTTTCCAAATCCCCAAAACTTCACACCTTCGTGTTCTTCACCACGAACGATGACAGGAGCAAACGTCCTCATCTTGGGTTCCATCTTGCGTCCGGTCTGCCAATCTTCCTTTGAACCAGTCTTCTTGAGTCTATTGCTAAACTCTACAATAGGATCAGGACGATTAAAGCTATCGGGCGATAGATAGGTCTTGTTATTGATACCGTAATGGAACTTAAGTTCAATAAACGGAGCATCAGGTTGATACTTGTAGGGAACAATCCGAATAGTTTGCTTACCCGGCTTGGGCTTCCAAATAAGTTGCGTCTTGTTGTTTGTGTTTGAAAGGGAGTTCAAACGGCTCTTAATTTTAGACAAATCGATTGCCATAATTATTATTTATTTTATTAATTGTTAAGTAGTAATTAGCTAATATGATCGTTTTCACTCGAAAACAAACACGTATAACTAATTCTGATATAACTATATCACACCTCCGTAAAAACTCAACTTATAATATCAAAAATTTTGAGTCCGATTATTTTAACAGAGACCTCATTTGTTATAATTAACGAGTTCTTATAATATTCCCAATTCAACTGAAATGTTTTATCAAAAGTGCCATTATTTTCCTCCGTTATAAGACGGTTCATGGCATTCAACGTATACAACGTGTTGGTTTGTTTCTTACGATGTATAGAAATCGTATTAGGCAACTTTTTAGAAGATGTGTCGGTGTATATAATATTGTATGTCAGATATAACTCATTATCGTTTTTCTCATTATTAAATACAAAAATTTTATTATTTGATAATGTATAAAACGTTTTTACATGTTCCACTAATGTTTTATATTCAGTGGAAACAGTAAACGTGCAAAGTAGTTGTGTATCTTTCATCTAACGGACAATATAGTTGTTGTGTGGCGGTCAACGTTATACCATTCTTGACCAACCAAAATACCGTCAGAATTGTACCAACGAGTTTTATTTTTAATCCAATTATTTGATACAGCTTCGTCTAAAGAAAATTCAGTGGTTAAGATTTTTTCAATTTCTTTTGCGTCTTCTTCTTTTTGGTCACCACTTCGGTTTTCAAGATCGTTTGTGTCAATACCGGACTGTCCTTGAGTTTGACTGGCTCCGGTACTGGTGTCGGTACTGGTACTGGTGCTGATGTCGGTACTGGTTGATCCTTGGTCTTGTTGACTAGGTTGATTATCTTGCTGAGCACCTGGCTCAATTTCAATAGGAGTTTCATTCGGTGATATTGGTTCTTTTTGTATTGGTTGTGCTGGAGTATTAAAATCCAAATTGTGTTGACCCTTTGTAGGATCTTCTTCAAAATGAGTTTTACGACGCAACGCACGTTGTTTATATTCCGGATTTGGGAATGTAACTAAAATACCATTAGCATTATATGCTTGTCTTTCTGGGTATTTACCTTCAGTAACTTTATTTGCTAACTCAACAACTTCACTTTTTGGAATTCCCATTTCTACAAGTTTTTCTCGTAGAACGTCCATGTGGTCATTGTTAAATATATCAAATATACCATCCTCAACTCGGTTGTCTAAACAGAGTTCAGAAAGCAAAAAATCTGAAACGTTTTTATTAATCTTTTTCATTTTAACGTGTAAGGTCTATTGCTTTTGGAGCAATCTTTGATGCTGGGATAATTACGATTCTGGCTCTCATGAACATATATCCATCACCGTTATAATCAGTCGTTAATTGTTCATTGGTACCGGATCTAAAATACATCACTGGTTTGTATTTGGTAAATGGATCCTGAGCGTTCTTTGGCAAGGGAAGATTTGGGTTAAACAATACGTGTCCACCCTCTCCCGTTTTAATCAGCAACTGAATATTCTTCTTTGATTTAGTAGGAATTCTTGACATAATCAAAGGAGTTCTTGATTGCATCAAAATACTACAATTTTGTCGGCTAAATGGTGTACTCTTATCCAATGTAAAATCTGTACCATAAATAGATTTTCCTGCGATTTCTTTAGTCTTTGGTGAGCCAGCCAAGAAATCCAAATAACCGTCAAAGTTATTCATTAGATAAAGATACTTTCGTTTAGTGGTAGTATCAGTAACAAATCGATAAAACGATTTTTTAAATGCACCAATCAAAAGATTATACATTTCACCTTTATCTTTTAATGTTTCAATGGCAGAAACGCCGTTGAAATTAATAAGATTACCTTTTTCATCAAATGTTGTAGTCTTGGGATTAACCTCGATTCGGGTTGGATAATTTTTAATGATACCCGAAATCATCTTTCCTTTGATACTCAACCAAACCTTATCACTTTTATAAATTTGATCTAATCCGGAAAATCCACCATATTGTGGAAAATCAACATTAGACAATTCACTTGAAGTCATTCCTTCTTTAAAATCACCACCCTTAAATGAAATCCAAAAAACTTCACGTCCACGTTCCAACATGGCAATATCCGCTTTTTCTGATGTACCTAGTTGTAAATGTATAGCCGAATCAACTTTTACGCCTGTATTAACGTGTTCTCCCTTATCCCATACATTTAAATCGAATATAACTTTTTCTGGATTGTTCTCTTTGAACCATTCGTTAAGCTGGTCAGCTTTGATCTTTTCTTGTTCAATGCCACTAGCTTTGATAGTCTTTGATTTCAACAATTCTCCCAATGACTTATATAACTGTAAATACAACAAAACAGATCGCCAACCGGGCGTTCCGATTTTCAATCCTAACGGTACATTAATCATTGAAACCAACTTAGGTCCAAACTTGAGTCTTAACTTTGTATTCGAATTTGTGAAAGTTAATTCTGTATTTTCCGGAATTCCATATTCTTTACGTTTTTCTGGATTCGATATTAGTTCAACCATTTCGTCGTATGTTAAACCGTTAGGTACATGAACATCGCCCGGAAAACGTTCCGATGGTTTGTTATATGTTAAACTTAAATCGACTTGTTTTAAATCTTCATCGTTGAAGTCACCAGCCCGTCTTAACGGTCCAACCATCGTGTTAAACGATTTAATGTCATCGTCGGTCAAATGTTTTGACGATCCGATCTTTACGTCGGCTTCTATAATAGTCTGAATTACAGTTGGTGAAAAATGCTCACTGTATCCACATTTTTCAATAGCAGTTAATAACTTGTCAGGATCAACTTTTGAGATTCCACCATCCTCTACTAATAGAGAATATTCAAGAAGGATATCATTTATTATTTTAGCTTTATTCATATCGACACAATAATTAATAAATATTGTGTCTGATTTGAAAACCTTTAAATAGATAACGAATTCATGTCATGATAGTTGGTTCCAAAATAACACTTCGTTGGAAATCCTTGATTTTGCATCAATTTTACAATTTCCACCAAAATATTTTTACCTTCTGCTTTGTTTACATCAAATAATATTGAATCATATGTGTATAACACCGGTTTTGTCAATTTATCAGCCAAATATCGGTTGATATCCATCAGACTTTGCATTGAATACTCAGTTTCAGACGCTTGAAGAATATAATTAAATAATTTATTTGGGTTTGCATCCTTTAAATTATTTTTTGTGATTGGACGTTTAAATATAGGCGTCTCAATGTATCCAAATTCATTAAAAAAATCCCAACGATGACTGATGTATTCCAAGATCTTCATAAAATATGGAATTTTAGCGTATTCTGGAGAAATTGTTCCATATAACTGCTGAAATGTCAGTATCTTTGACCGTTTCACCTGATCTTCAGATGGATCTTCGGTTTTGAAGTAATATCGTGCCAAATACTCGTAAATATTAACTCCGTCTGGAAAATTATACTTAATTAACTTACCTATAATATGTGGATGATACGCACTATAATCCAACATCACCAACAATCCATCATTGCCAAACCTAGATACAAAACTTTTACGACATTCGTTTTCTTTATTCAGAGCAGAATAGTTGATTCCACCAAAACGATTACTAGGCCTTCCAGTTGATGTAAAAATGTTATATTCAGTATAAACCTTATTGTCTATCACCAAATGTTTCTTATCTGGAAAATGTTTTTCAAACTCTTCCATGTTAATATGCAAACCATTAACCTCAATCTTTTGAAGAGTTTCAATAATTGACGTATTTACTTCAAAATATGACTCTTCATACTTTTTCTTAATATACGGTTCAATTTCTTCACACATGTCAACGAATCTGGTCATGTGATTATTAGTCGGAACAATTTTATTTAACTCAACATTGTTAATGTATTTATTTTTAAAAAATGAATGAGCTGATGTGTCATATTCATCTTGTTCAATAATGTCACCATTTTCCATAAACATCACCAAACACAAGTCATATAACCTATCTACCTCCAGTTGATGAAGAACTTTACGTTTAGAAAAACAAAATATACGATTCTTCAGTCGATTTAAAAACTTACTAACCACATTTTTTGTATACAATGTAGAAGAGTCATATGTGTTGATGTGAACGCTACATATTTGATTACTACCTACAGCTTTAATCAATACTAAACACGGTTCTACTGACGCTGGATGGTGATTATCCGACAAAGGCACCACATCCACAATGATGTCTTTTGTGCCAATCACATTTTTGATTTCATCCAAGGTCATGTGACTAACTATAGATGAAATTGACGTGGTAGTCAATTTATGATTGTTTAAATCCAACCAAATAATTTCCACTGACCTTTTTTGTTATCCCCGGCATATATTTTTCTGCTAATTTTGCTTGCTTTTCATTGTACTCATATACACCCTCTTGAACGACCTGTCCGTTTTTGATCACATCGTGTTGTGTACCTGATATTTTCCAACTAATATTCGTCTTTTGATAAATATTTGCAGGTAAAGATTTAAAATTGTCACCTTGTACTTCGATAATGTCATTATCGTTGATTTTTTTTACAAAATATCGACGAGTATATGGAATAGAATAATCAACATCGTTTTTGGAAAATAAATACGCACGTGGAAATATTAAAGGTATGGTATTTCCTGCCAAATTAATATATTTGTCGAGATTAATCATGTTGAAATATTAAGACCTTTTGTTGGTCGAAGTCCAGCCGTTATTGTGGTCGTCCATATACCATTACTTTGTAAACTGTGTTTTACGTCTTCGATCTGAAACAATATGTCTTTATCATATGGTTCAGGTAAATTGTCAATGCCAAAAATTTGAAATGTTTTTAATCCGCCAATACCAGTTAATGTGATTTCAGCTTTAATTCCTGGCTGTGGGAATGAATTTATAGAACAGTTATTTGGATCTTTATCATTCACTAATAAAGTAAACAAATCTTTTTGTGTCAATACCAATTTACGAATATACGTTTTTTCTTGATTTCCTTCTCGGGTAACCACACCTACAATATATGCACCGTCCTTAACATCACGCTCTTTTTGAATAGATGATTGTTGTTTTTCATCTACACGTTTTCTTTCCAACTCTTTGTTTTGATTGTCTTTAAATAACGCCTCTTTATCCTTTGGCGTCAAATACGATGAATCGTGTGTGGGTTTAAAAAATCTATCACGAATTGTAAATCCAAACGGATTTTTCATAGGAACAGACGTTTTATTATCTTTAGGTGAATTATACATCACCATAGTGGCTACTTTATCACTTAATTTAACATTAAAATTAAATGATTGTATATTGTTTTTACTAGCGCGATTCTTAAAGAAATATAAATATGGTCTCTTATCCGAATTTAACTCTTGTAGTCTCTTCAAATTAAAAGATTCAGTATCAATAATAGATAATAAAGAATTAGATGGTCCATATTGAATCAAACTAAACTTCCACATTCCATTTACCGATTCAGATACTTTATTCAATATAAAATTCAAAATGTCCGTCACTGTTTCTGACTTTTCCACGGCCTTAATAATCACATCTTTATGTATATAAAGATTCTCTAACTTTCCAATATTGTAATCGTACTGTTTAGATGGAAATTCTACATCCGTTGGTTGTTTCCCTGAATAATTGATTCTGAAATAATTTATAATCTCATTCAAATCTTGTCGAGATGTGCTATTAAATATAGACTGCATTGTTTTATCAGCTTCACTAATTGCAGATGGATCATTTCCTTCCTTTTGTGTGTCGGGCGTTGTATAATTTGTTGATTTACCACGATCTTCCACAGATGGTGAAATATTTGGTGCTTGAGAATTTGGAATCAATAACACTTTACCATCTGTACTTATCAAATTTTTATGACCACCGATCCAAGATGATGATATATCCAATTGATTAAAAGTGGCACCCTTTACTGAATCAGCTGCGCAAAATTTGTTAATAATGTCAACCAACAATCCCATCGTAATCCAAAATTCATCGTTGGCACCAGAATCAAAACTATATTTGGTTACATTATCTATTTTAGTACGTGGATCATTTGACGTATCCAGATTTCGAGGAATAAAAACACGGGTTTCTGGTCCTGGCCATCCGGGTATAGGAAACAACGATGTATTAGAATTTAATCCAGTCAACACAGCCTTTGGTAATGATTTGAAATCGTTTTGAATATATTCTTTGAACGATTTAATAGGTTCAGGTTTCTTATTTCCTTTACTATCAGCTGGAGAAGTTGACGCAACTGCGTTACTACGCGTTTGTACACCGCTATAAATAAAACTATTGCTCTTGATTTC